GATAACTTGTCAAAGCAAAACAATCCTTCTTATCCTTATCGTTTCGACAAAGCCAGGGCAGAGCATATTTTAGAATTCTCAGAGAAGATGTGTCACACAAAAGGCAAATGGGCCGGATCATTAATAACTCTTGAGCCATGGCAATGCTTTATGATGGCCGTTCCTTTTGGATGGGTAAGAAAAAAAGATGGTCTCCGCAGATTTAGGGAAATATATGCAGAGATACCGAGAAAAAATGGAAAGTCTCTGATCGGAGCTATTATTGGTTTATATATGTTTTGTGCAGATGGCGAGCCAGGATCAGAGGTTTATTCGGCAGCCACAACAGAACAACAGGCGTATGCCACTTTTAGACCAGCATATCAGATGGTTATGCTTACTCCTAAATTAAAAGAATCATTTAGTATTGAGCTTGGTGGCACTGTTAAAAACCCTGGTAATATCTATTCCATGGCGAGCGGTTCACGCTTTGAAACGGTTGTGGGTAAACCCGGAGATGGCGCGAACGTATCGGCATATCTGCTTGATGAATACCATGAATCTAAGACAGATGAATCCTACGATACTGGTAAAACAGGCATGGGAGCCAGGCAACAACCCATGATGGTGGTTATTACAACCGCTGGAATTAATACCGCGTCACCTTGTTTTGACAAAAGAAGGCAAGTTGAAAAGATATTAAGCGGAGAGATTGTCAATGAAGATGTTTTCGGTATTATTTACGGGATTGATAAAGAAGATGATTGGACAGACTTAAAAAATTGGAAAAAAGCAAATCCAAACTATGGGATATCTGTTTTTGATGATTTTCTAAAAAGTCAGCTCAAGACGGCCATACAGAGCCCCCGCAAACAGAATATCATGAAGTGTAAACATTTAAATATTTGGAGTTCGGCCGGGTCGGCGTGGCTAAACCCAATAGATTGGGAGAAGTGTAAGGATCTCGAAATGAATCTTTCTGATTTTGAAGGGGAACCTTGCTATCTCGGATTGGATTTAGCGGCAAAAACAGACATTGCATCAAACATGAGATTGTTTGTTAAAACTCCATCAGGGTCTGAAAAACCACATTACTACCTTTTCTCAACTCATTATACGCCATCTGAAAATATTGAAGGCGAAGAAAAGGCACACTATGCCGGGTGGGCATCAGACGGGTATTTAAAAGTTCATCGGGGTGCTGGCATTGATTTTGACGTGATCCAGGAAGAGATTGAAGCGGACTCTCAGGTATTTAATCTTTCTGGCGAAGAGAACGGCGGTGGCGAGGTCTGTTATGACCCCTGGAACGCTCATCAACTTGTCTCTAATCTGGGAAACAAAGATATCTTTTGTGTCCAGATAGACCAAACTGTTAAAATGCAATCTGAGCCGATGAAAGAATTAGAGGTGATAGTTAAGGAAGGTAGGCTGCACCACGATGGAAACCCTGTCACTGCATGGATGTTCAGTAATGTTTATTGTGAACCGGACATGAACGACAATATAAAAGCCCGTAAAGAAAACAACCACAGCCCAAACAAAATTGATGGTGCTGTTGCTACAATAAACGCCATGGCACGTGCGATGTATGACAAGGGCGGTGAAAGATCTGTTTATGAATCAAGGGGAGTATGGGCGTTTTAATGAGATTCTTACCTGACATGAGAGATATTTTTTTTATAGGAGGACTATCCATGCTTGGTTATGGACTTTGGATAAAAAACCCATGGATTGCCTATTCTGTTTGTGGTGCTGTGTTAATGATATCAGGGTATATCATGGGAGAAAGAAAGTAGATGGGGATTATATCGCGCATGTTCCGGCCAAAAGCCATCAGCACAGATATGGAGAGAATGTTCATGGAACATTTTTCCGGCGGCTCTACATCTTCAGGGGCTACAGTCTCTAATGAAACAGCCATGCGCCATGCCACTGTATATTCCTGCATCCACATATTATCAAGAACTATCGGAATGTTGCCGTGTCACATGATGGAGAAGATCAACGGCACAAAGAATATAGCGGATAATTTTTATCTTTATCCTATTTTGCACGACATGCCCAATGAATGGATGACATCAATTGAATTTTGGGGAATGGCAATTAATCATCTCAGTTTGAGAGGCAATTTTTACGCCATAAAAAACCGTGGATACAACAAGCTATCTGGGCAGTTAAAAGAGTTGATCCCCCTTGCTCCTAACGTAGTGCAAGAAGTAGTACAAGATAGAAATTATGGTCTGACATATAAATGCAGATTTCCAGATGGGAGCCTTCAAGTAATTCCTGGATCTGAAATTATGCATCTTAAAGGCATGACAAGTAACGGGTACATGGGAATAAATCCCATTCAGTATATTCGTGAAAGTATTGGGCTTGGGCTTGCAACTGAGGAATTCGGGGCGCGTTATTTTGGTTCTGGAACTCATCCGAGCATGATTGTTGAGCATCCAGGGAAGCTATCAGCAACAGCAAGTCAAAACCTGAAAAGTAGTTTGAACGAAAAATACAGCGGGCTTGGCAAATCGCACAGGTTATTGCTTCTTGAAGAAGGAATGAAAGCTCAAGCAATTTCTATCAATCCTGAAGATTCGCAATTTTTGGATACCCGAAAATACCAAAAAAGTGAAATAGTTGATATTTTTTTCGGTATGCCGTTGACAGTTATGAATTCAGGAGACAACACGCCCACTTTTGCCAGTGCAGAACAATTTAGCATTGGTTTTATCATGTATGCTCTGATGCCATGGATAGTCAATCTTGAGAAAGCTATTTACAGGGATCTTCTGACAAAAGAAGAGCGGAAAAGATATTATGCAAAATTTAATGTGAGCGGGCTACAGCGTGGGGCATTTAAAGATCAAATAGAAGCAATGCAAACGGCGATTAATTGCGAAATCATAAATCCTAATACCGCACGTGGGTGGCTTGATCTTAATCCATATGAGGGCGGAGAAGAATATCGGAGCCGTACAAGTACTGTAAAAAACGATACAAACAAAGACACCAAATCGGAGCCTAAAGCTACCGACAAACAAGAGGTATTAAAATGAAACTATCATATAGAAACAACCAGAACTCAAAAGCGATAAGCGCTTTTTGGGGAAAGCCCATAGACGGTAAAATACCATATCAAATCAATGCTCAATCTGGTGATTCTACAGAGGTTTTTATATTTGATATCCTTGGATACCCGTTTAACGACATCAACGCCATGGTTCGGGATATCGCAAGCATTAAAAGTGATAATATCACAATGAGGTTAAACACCCCAGGTGGAGATATCATTGACACTTTTGCTCTTTATCAAGCGTTCAAAAACCATCCTGCAAAGATCACAGTCAAGGTTGAAGCACTTGCAGCCAGCGCTGGGTCTGTTCTCATGATGGCTGGAGATGATATTCAGGCGTATTCATCAAGTTTAATAATGATCCATAATGCATGGACGTTTGCAGCCGGGAATCAATATGATTTTGGAGAGATAGCAGATCTGCTTGGGAAAATTGACAACAATATCCTTGAGGCATACCGAGCCAGGACAAAGACCGGCAAACATGACCTGGTTGACATGATGAAAGCCGAAACCTGGATGACTGCCAAGGAAGCCAAAGAGAAAGGATTCATTGACACAATTATTGAAACCGGAACTTCTGCAAAAACCTCTTTTGATCTGTCAATGTTTGCTAATGTACCAGACGAATTTAAAGTCAAAGCTCAAAATCAAGAGTCTATTGACCCAACAAATATAAGAGAAATTGAAAAGGTTTTGCGAGAGGCAGGACTTTCAAAAGAAAAGGCCAAGGCGGTTCTGGCGAGAGGCTGGAAAGCTGTGGGCAATATAGATATTGACAGCGGAGACGTTGAAGCCGCTCAAAAACTTATGAACCGTTTTAAAGGAATATAAAAATGCCAGAATTAAAAGAAGTGATAGAGGGTATCGGAAAGGCTTTTGAAGAATTTAAGGCCGAAAATAACCAAAAAATCAAAGCCCTTGAGCAGAAAGGATCTGTTGATCCGCTGCTTTCAGAGAAGATCGACAAGATCAATGCCAAGATCACAGAGTTTAGCGATCTCAAGCAGAAGATTGAAGACATTGATAAAGTCATGGGTAGGATGTCGTTGCCTGGCGGAGGTGAAACCCCTGTTGATGCAGTCAAAAAGGAGCATAAAGCAGCTTTTGAGACTTGGTTTAGGAAGGGCGGTGAAAATAATCTCTCTGCTGTTCGTGAACTCCAGGTGAGGGCCGGACTTTCTACGTTGTCTGATCCAGATGGTGGATATCTTATTGCACCTCCTGAATTTGATACTGCTATTGATAGAGTAGCCGGTACAATGTCAGCGATGAGAAGACTTTGCACAGTAAGAACTATCGGGACTGATACTTACAAGAAACTTGTAAATCAGGGTGGGGCCTCTTCTGGCTGGGTAGCAGAAAAAGCGACAAGGGCAGAAACTAACACGCCTACATTGTCAGAAATTGCCATCAACATGAAAGAGCTTTATGCAGAACCTGGTTGTACTCAGATATCTCTTGACGATGCAACTCTTGATCTTGCTTCCTGGCTGGCAGATGAGGTTACAACAGAGTTTACAGAGGAAGAGGGCGAGGCATTTATTACAGGTGATGGCGTTGTAAAACCCCATGGTATTGCTGGTTATACGATGATTGTTGATTCATCTTATGCATGGGGGAAAGTGGGCTTTGTGGCCTCCGGTCATGCTACATTGCTTAATAATGCTGATAAACTGATTGATTTAACAACCTCCTTGAAATCTATCTATCTAAACGGTGCGTCTTTTCTGATGAACAGATCAACTGTTGGAAAGATCCGGCAACTCAAAGATGGCGATGGTAATTATATCTGGAGACCGGGCCTTGAGCCAGGTGCGCCCAATAGCCTTCTTGGATATCCTGTAGATACTGATGACAATGTTGCCAGTATCGGGGCGAATACATACCCTCTGTTTTTCGCCAATTTTAAACGAGCATATCTGATTCTTGACAGAGTGGGCATTAGGATTCTGAGAGATCCTTATACTAGTAAAGGAAATGTATTGTTCTATACAACCAAGCGGGTTGGTGGGGCAATCACGATGTTTGAGGCAATAAAAGCGCTGAAAATTTCAGCTTAAGAAAATGATAAATAGACCGGGTAAAAACCGGTCTATAATAAGGAATATAAATAATGAAAGACCTTTATAATAATATTGAAACTGTCGCTATTCTTGCACCTGTTGTCGTAACTGCAACCGCTGTTCATACTGATATTGACCTTGCTGGATTTAACTCCGCTTGCGTGCTTATTGATACTGGTGTGGATGCCGGGACCGGACTTAGCGCCTCTCACAAACTTGTATTTACAATGGATCACTCTGATGATGGGACTACTTATAGTGCTGTGACTACTAATGACATGCTTGATCTTACTGTAACATCAGGAGTTGTGCTTACGATTGATAGCACAGATGAGGATGCCACACTTTATAAGATCGGATATGTTGGCGGAAAAAGATATCTTCAGCTTACATATACCGAAACAGGGACAGTATCAATGCCAATGGCTATCACACTTGTCAAGGGATCTCCCGAACTATCACCAGTATCATAAGGAAAATAGACAATGAGTTATCAACCAAAAATATATAGAACTGACGGCGGTGACACGCAGGTTGTGGCTTCTGGAGGAGAGATTTCTATTGAATCTGGAGGAGCTATTGTCGCTGCTGGAACACAAGCTTCAAATATTGCAGATGCAAAAACAGACTACACAACATTGGGACTTGATACAGAAGCTGAAATAATAGCTGCAATCAATACCTCAAATGGCAAGATCAATGCAATTATTGCCGCTCTTGAGGGTGTAGGGATATTGGCAGCGTCATGATAAAAACAAGACTCAAAGAGGCACCAACATCGGAGCCTGTAACATTGGCTGAGATGAAAATTCATCTTCATTGTGATGCTGATATTACAACTGAAGACGCCTTGATATCCAGTTTGATAAAAGCAGCACGAGAGCACGTAGAATCAATTACAGGGCGCGCCCTTGGTACTCAAGAATGGTATGCATATCTGGATTGTTTTCCCTCTGATGGGTATATCAAGTTGCCTTTTGGGTCTTTGCAGTCTGTATCAGCAGTAAAATACAAAGATAGTACGGGAGTAGAAACAACTTTACAGGCCACTTCACAATACCTTGTTGATCTGTCATCGGAGCCAGGGCGTGTAGTCCTCCCCTATGCGGTGTCGTGGCCTTCTTTTACACCATATCCGGTAAATCCGATTACCATTGAATTTACATGTGGGTATGACACAAATGAAGATACAGGGCCAGTGCCAGAAAGCATCAAAGCAGCCATTAAGCTGTTTGTTGCTGACATGTACGAAAACAGAGAATCACAGATTGCAGTGACTGGGATTTCTCAATTTGCTGAAAACAGAACGGCTATCAATTTAATAACGCCTTATCGTTTGTGGGATTTTTATTGATGAGATCAGGGGATCTTAAAAAAGTTATCTCAATCCAGAGACAGTCAACGACAAGTGATGGCATGGGTGGAGTTACTGAAGCATGGACAGATATTATTTCAGGCACATCAACTGCTACGCCTATTTTTGCAGCTATTTGGCCTGTTTCTGCAAAAGAACAGATTCAGGCGAGGCATGAGCAGGCCGTCATATCTCATCGTGTTAGAATAAGGTACAGAGCCGGAGTTACAACGGCAATGCGAATTAAGTATGGAACTAAGCTTTTTAACATCACATCTGTTGTCAATGTTGGATCTGAAAATAGAATGCTGGATATCTTGTGTCAGGAGGTTGTTTGAATGAAAAATCTTTCAACAGCCATTTATCAAAAAGCCTCAACCTCTGGAGCGTTATGGACAGCCATAGGTGGCAGATTCTACAAAGGTGTAGCTCCTTCAGGGGTTGTCTATCCATATGTAGTTTATAAGCTTATTTCTGACAATGCAGATGGTGGATTTAGAGAAGAGATAGAAGACTGTGAGTTTCAATTTTCGATATTTTCAGCCAGCAGCTCAAGCGGAGAAGTTGAAGATTTATATACAGCTTTAAAAAGTGTTTTTGACAAGTGTAGTTTATCAGTAACAGGCAATACTTTCTTGCACATGCTCAGGCAGCATTCAACATTGTTTGAGGATGAGCTGCAAAATCCCAATGGCACAGGATGGGTATGGCACTATGCAGTAGATTACAACATTATGATTCAAAAGAATTAGAGGATAAGCGGGAGGCTTATGTATGAAAGTTTCAGTCATTATACCTGTTTTTAATCAAGCAAATATGACGCAACAGTGTATTGCATCAATCAAGAATCACACCCATGGCAGTTATGAGATTATCATCATAGATAACGGATCAATACCATCCTTTGAAATGCCTTATGAATCTCATATTGTAGACATCAGGATTTTACGAAATGAATACAATGCAGGATTTCCGGCAGCAATCAATCAAGGAATCAGAACCGCAACAGGAGATATTATCTGTCTGCTCAATAACGACACTGTGGTTACTCCAGGGTGGCTTGAAAGACTCAAAACAAGGCTGTCAGATGGATATGAAATTGTCGGGCCCATGACAAACTATGTTATGGGGCTACAAAAAGCCATGACATCTAATTATGATGATGATGAAAGTTTGAATCATGCTGCGAACGAATGGGCGGAACAGAATAAGGGGATCACTCAAGCAGTGAATTTTGTGATTGGATTCTGCATGGGTTTCCGCAAATCGCTCTTTGAAAAACTCGGAGAGTTTGATGAGTCTATGTGGCCGTGCTCCGGTGAAGAGATTGATTTTTGCTTTCGATGTCGTGAGGCAGGTGGAAAAGTTGGGATTGCTAAAGATGTTTATATTCACCATTACGGCTCTCAGACTTTTGGAGAGATGCAAGAGTCAGGGATACTTGATTATAAAAAGGTTTGTGAGGCCTGTACCAAACATTTATCTAAAAAATGGGGCTCTACTTTTTGGGAAGATCAGGGACTGATTGATATCTTTTCAGACACTTCTGATGATGAGAATATTAGGCTCAATCTGGGTTGTGGCCGATATCCGCTCGCAGGTTTTATCAATGTCGATCAGTTTGCAAATGTAAACCCGGATATTGTTTGTGATGCTCTTAACTTGCCATTTCCACACGAATCAGTTGATGAAATATACTGTGGTCACATGCTTGAGCACATGACACTTGAACAGGGAAAGAAAGCACTTGCGTACTGGAGAGATCTTTTGAAACCATGCGGTAAGATTTCAGTAACAGTACCTGATTTTGATGTGCTGGTTAAGAAATATCTGGAGAATTCAACCACTGATAAGTTGATTGAGCTGAATGAGATTTATATCTATTCGTACTGCCAGGAATCACATCACAAATACTGCTACAGTGCTGATTTGCTCAAGAACATGATGACCAATGCGGGATTGGTTGATGTAGAGAGATTGCCACAAAGCCATCCATATTTTGTTGATCCTGTTGATTGGCAAGTAGCGTTTGAGGGGAGGAAAGCAGCATGATAAAGCCATCTAATTTTAAACTGGGGATAGGACTGCCTTGCAATTTTCCACAAGTACCATTTCCAACAGTCTTAACGCTATTACAGATGGAAAGGCCGGATTTTCAGTTAATACCAGCAACAAATGGCCCCGTTGACGGATTGCGTAATTACATTGTTGAACAAGCCTTAGCGCTCAACTGTAGTCATCTTGTTATGTGCGACATGGATCAAACATACCCTGTTGATACAATCCCAAAATTACT